TTTGCTAATGTCGAATAGGAAAGCATCGTAAGTATACAATACTAATTTAGTTTTATGACCTTTTATTATTGGTAATATATCTTGTAATATTAAAATGTTTTGTGATGTCTCTAAGTTTTGGACCCAATAGTTAAATAACTTTTGAGGACCCATATTAGGTAAATATTCTTTATAGAATCTATGATTAGATATAGGACATTCAATATAACCCTCAGTATTAAACTGTTCCCATAAATTATCTATCAACGTTTGTGTCTTAGAGAAAAATTCTAAATGTTTATAATCATCAAAAATACCTCCATATAATTGTTTAAAGGTAAGTTCTTTACTTGTTTTATAATCTACTCCATACAATTGAGCCATATGTTCATGTATTGACTCTTCTCCAAAACTATAACCAATTTGTTTAGCAATTAGAGTTGGATGATAAGAATCAATATCAATATCAATAAGTTTTCCATTTGTAGATACAAATGCTTTTCTAGAACCATCTTTAGGTAAAGCGGCAAAATTGATACCATTGAAACTATTTGATGGTCTTTTAGTTGTAGTATCTACATTGTACTGCGAGTATACTACATTGTTTTTTATTGAATGGAGGGTATTGTTAGGTGAAAAATAATCATCTATAAGCGCTGTATCCACACTAATACCACTTGATTCTATAGTATAGAAACATTCTATTGCTTTGTTATAAAATTCTGAATGATGTGTAAAGTTTATTTGAGTAAAATATTCTTCACAACGTTCATAGTGTTTAGCTATGGGGATAAATTTATTTATATCATTTCTATTTGGGTACTGTCTATGATAGTAATCATAAATTGGAAATGATAAATTCTCTATATTAATAGGAGAATGTATTAAATTCTTTTTGTTTAGAAAATACATACTTGTTTTCTTATCCCTAACAAATACTTCTTTATAACTTGATATAAATTTTTTAACTTGCTGGAATGGGATGGAAAACGATTCATTATGTGAAATAGGGATAATATATCCTTTTTTATCACCCTCAGGTCTAATATAGACTAATGAAATATCATTTAAGGCAGGATGTATTAGGTTATGATTTAGAATAAGTTCAACAAAACATCTGTTAGTTTGCTGTTGAGCAAACTCTTCGAATTGATGTTGACTTTCTATTAGATAATACATAACCTTTATTTCCCATAATATAATAAAAAAATTATCTTAAGCCAAGTTAAGGATTAGATTTGTAGTATTGTGTCCAATCTTCTTTTAGGTAAAGACTTAAACCTAATACATTTTCTTTTGCTTCTACTAACTCAGTTACATTTCTATTAGTTTGAGCTACTTGATTAACATCACCTGTTAGTACCCAAAATAAAGAAAACGGTTTATATAGCTTCCAAGATATTGTAGGGTCTTTTTGTTGATATTTAGTAAAATTAGCTTTATCTATTTCAACAAAAAGAGATTCATTACGTCTACAAATAAAATATCTAACAAATTCTCCATTTTTATAATCTTGAAGAGTTGGGAATAATGGGGCGTATGGAGTTGAGGATGATGGACCATTTGGGCCCCCTTCATCATCAAAAGGTTTTATTAATTCTTTTATATTAAGAGAATTTGGAGTTTTGCCTGTGTAGAACTTTCCAGTTGATAACTCATGGTAATCTCCCACATATGGTTCTTTAGTTGAAGCATATATGAATTCTCCTCCTTGAGTATATAAATTACTTTTAACTTTATTTTTAGGTATATAAGTCATGATTTATTATTAACTCACTTTAATATGAAAATGCCCTCCTGAAGATCCTGCGCTTGGGTATCTATATTCGTCAATGTATGTTAAGTTAGGTGTAGTTTTCTTTAATTCTTTTAAAAGATTCACTATATCATCTAGTACTTTACGTTCTTCAGTTGTGTATGAATTAGGATTTACTTGACTATTAACTACTCTATTTGTCACTCCAACAGTAAAATCTAGTGCTTTTCCAGGGTTATGAGGGCTACCTGGTCTGTTTAAGTGGAATAAATCTCTACCTGCTGTTACTCTAACAGGTATGCTAGGATAATTAGTTTTTATGTTTTGGAATACTTTTGACCCTACTTCATATATTTCTTTAGTAATATCCTTCCCAGCACTATCAATTTCACCAGTAGGTGAGCCAACATTTACTTTTTCTTTATAGCTTAATCCATTAAGTACTGCTCTTAATTGATTAGCATATGTTTCATCAGATGAAGGGGGTGGAGACGTTATATCAACTGTTTTTTTAGCTTCTGTTTTTGCTTCAGTTTTAGGTATATTTTGATCTACAGGTTTAGGAGTATCATTAGTTTTAGGTACACCTAAAGAACTAATTGTTGTTTCCCATCCTTTAGTATCAATTTTATGAGTGATAGTTGTTGTTATAAACTTTAATCTATCATTATATTCATTAGGTAATAATGTTTCGTCTATATCAAAAGTTTGATATTGTCTCATACCACTTAAACCATCCATTGTTAATTGAAGATTTAAAGGAATAAAACCTGTACCTGGGATTTGTTTGTTTTCTGTGTAGTATCCTAAATCATAATTAAACAAATCAACTAAGGTATTTCTGTATAAGTCTATTTCAAATGTTTTAACAGTACCATTAGCTAATAAACGTTTAAAATTCTCATATTTATTATAAGTTTGAGGATTTTGTTCAATCCAACTACCTGAAGGGCTAGGAAGAGTGTTTGGATTTTTCTTATCTTTTATAATTCTATCAATTATACCTTCGTTAAAACTACTAATAGGAGTAGAGTTTGAACCTAAGTTATTACCATTACCTTGAGATCCTACAGCTATAGCGTTTGAAATTTGTCCAAATACATCACTTTTTAATCCAAAATTAGTTATAAAACTACCACCTCCACTATTAGAATCTTTTAACAAATTAATATTAAATTTAGCTATTCTATCTTTTGCTAAATCTTGGTATTTTAAAGGAAAAACAGCTGTGTCTATAACAGAAAAACGATTTGTTGATTCATCATAATCTAAATCAAATTTATTTATAGAACCCATAGCTCGACTTATTTCTCCTAATAATTGAGTTAGGAAATTATATATGGTTACATTGCCATTTCCATCAATATTGCTATCTAAAACTTCAATAATTTTATTAATATTAACAAAAATATGCATTGTGTTACCAATATATTTACTACTAGATCTAAAACTATCATCTATATTTTGTAAAACTCCAGCTTGAGTAATATTAGAGACTACAGCTTCTTCTCTTCTTGTAATTACAGTATATGAAACACGTATTTCTTGTTGGGGTAACACTAAAGGACCTTGATCTTTTAAAGCGCTAAGATAACTTCGAAATGATGATATTTCTCTCCCAATGTAAAATCCATATTCAGATAATGAATTTCCAGATACATCTGTTATAGAATTAATAATTTCTTTATTAAGTTGTTGAATTAGATTATCATCAATAACATTATCATTTAAAGTTTGGGTGTCACCTTGAACATCATTTGCAACATATTCTGCTACGCTAGCAACAGCTGTACTAGAACCATCTGCGTTAGTTGATACTATTCTATAGTTAGGAAAAAATACTTTAGTTGAACTAGTTTGACTATAAAAATAAGTAACAGAAGCACCTGTACTAGCATCAGCAGCATTAGCAAAATCAAGAGGAATAACACATGTTAAAGGATCTGTTGATAAATGTCTTGGTGTAGTGATACACTCATTTTCACCATCATCAAAACTATGATTTATATAAAATATTGAAGGTGAAGATCCATTTTTATTTTTAGAAGTATCATAATACAATAAAAATGCTTCTATAATACGAAGTAAAGTTCCTAATTTTATATAGTACTGGGGTAGGATTGATTCTTTACCGTTTTGATCATATGTTTTTCCTAGTTCAGGGAAAAGTATAGTTGTACCTTCTCTATAAGTTAATGAAGAAGTTACCTTCCCTATTTCTCCTGTGTCATCTGATTCTTTATATCCAGGTGTTAATCCAGTAATAGAGGCTAAGGTATCAGTGTTTAAAGCATTAGAGTCAGCTGTTTCTTTATAGCCATTAAGTTCATTTGAATCCTTAAGTTTACGTATAATCCATCCTAATATATAATGTAGGGTAGATTTTTTGTACATGGTTTCATCTACATCATTGATAGATGTAGTTGTAACTACTTCAGGAGCTAAGTTAGAATTAACTTTTAATGATTCAATAACATCTCCTTGAGAAATAGCATTAACCATTATATTATAAGAACCATTTTCTTGTAGTTCCCAATTAAAGTTTTTAACTACACCAAAGAAAGCATCATAATTTCCATTTGATTCTTTTCTTTTTTTCTCTATTTCATCTAATATTTTATCAGAAGACATTCCTTGTAAAAAATCATTTGATAAATTTAAGGCTCCTGCTTCTGTAGGTGATACTAATTCAGAATTATTATTAAAGTATAGAGTATGACCCCACTCTAATAATAAAGAATATTTTAACTTTAAAAATAAAGCATTTATTGCTTTAAATTGATAAAGATTATGACATACTAAATTGATAGTAGCTTCTCGAATGGTACCTCGGTTTAAAGTATTAATAGTAGCTGTTGTTAAACCTGGTGGGGGTACTAATCCATAATTTGGGTCTGATGCAAAACCATAAGATGTAGAATATCCTTTATATCCTATGTCTGAGGTAAGATCTCCACCCCAAATATCAGGATCTTTGCTTACTAAAGTATTATTATTAAATCTAGAAGAAAATAAAACATACTGTTTAGCAAGTAAATTACCTGATAGTCCAGTAGCGCCTAAACTTTGAGCTACTTTTTCTGATATGTCTACACCTGATGTTAATCTTAAAAATGATGTTTTTGAGGTAATATATTTTAAAATATCATCATTTCTGTTTTGATTTAAAGATAATTTATCTTGGCGTACATCAATTTGGTTTCTAACATACGGTTTAAAACTTTCACCTAAAATAGCCATAACTATGGATTTAATTTTTTATAACTAGCAAGTATATTTGCTGGATTGTAAGGAATTCGTATTTGGGTTTCTAGAGGTATATAAAGTGAATCTTGAAACAAATCAGGATTGGCAATTGATATTATCCACCATAATGAGGGGTCACCATAATACTGGTTTGCTAACATATCAAATCTATCACCTTCAGAAGCTACAATATAAATATCATTAATAGATAAAGGGATTTCAGGATACTTGTTATCTCGGTAATAACTTGTACCTTGAGAATTTTTTATAACAGGTATGTTTTGATAACGGTTCATATTACTATATTAATTCAATTGCTCCTGGTTGTAAAGATATATTACTAGTAGTAGGAGCGAATGAAGGGGCAGGTGGAATAAACCCAGCTGCATCTGTTTCTTCTTGAGAAGTTAATGATACTGAGTTTATAGTGTCATTAGTTCCAGCTGGTGATGCGGTTGTATCATCTTTAGATATAGGTGTATTATTAATAAATGTACTACTATATTGAGGAGCAAAATCATGAATTGGAGTAAATGTCATGTCTACTTCTATCATACGAGGTATTTGTCCTAGGTAATCATCTTCTTCTGTTTTTATAGGTAATCCATCAATAGTTCTATTAATATCCCATCCTGCTTCAAATGAAGGTTTTAAATTAATATTATTAATAATACCAGGTACCCTATTAAAATAAGTACCAACTGTTAATTTAATAAAATTACCAAGCATATATCCATTACCTCCATATGTTGGAGCAGTTACACCTACTAATCTATTTAATTTTTCATATAATGGTTTCATTTCAGCTCTAGAATGGGCATATATTATAAATGATAATTGAACATCTCTAGAAAATCCACCATATCTATAGAAGTTTTCTGCTCTACCTACATATTTGTATGGTTGCCAATCTGCTTTAAATCCATCACCTATACTAGTAAGATATGCTCTAAAAAATAAAAAATCAGAGTTATTTGAGGTAGAAACAGGGTCAATAACTTCAAAGAAAAATTTAATTAAATCAGACTCAAATAAATTTAAATTTGGATCAGAAGCATTAAGTTCATTAGTAAGAGATGAAGCGTTAATTTCATCTACAGATACAGAACCATTAGGATTTTTTAATTTAAGAGGATCTATAAGACGATAATAAGTTGTTGAGGTTCTATAAGTATATTCTCTGTTAAAATCAGCATAAATGGTTTCTGGGAGAACAGAATTTCCTGATTCGTTTATAGTTTGTCTATAATCTGTTAAGCCACTTAAAATTGTAGATTTTCTTTCAATAAATGGAGTTTGTTGAGAAAACAAACTACTATCAAAAGTATAAACTCCATCAATACTAGGTTGAGCTACTAATTTATAGGTATTAGTTCTATCCCTAGGTAAACCAGCACCATTACCTGCTAATTTTATTCTTGTATTACCTAACCCTAAAACAGCATTAGGACCACCACTATACTGCAATAAATTATCTGTATCATTCGGGCCTGTGATACCAAATGGGTTAATGGTTAAACCACCTAAACCTTTATTAGCAATTTTAGCTGTGTAGGCTATAGTTAATCTGTTTTCAATTTCATTACCAGTTAATGTTTGATTTACAGTAGAGAAATAATATCCTCTTCTTCCACCTTGAGCATATCCTAATTCAAAAGGATCTAAACCTTGTTTATTTAAATGAAAACCTTCAGGTAATAAAAGTGCTTGTGATAAAGTATTAGTAGGTAAATAAACCCTATCAATACCAACCATTTTAGGATTTTGCCTTTCTAAAGCTATCTGTTTAGTTGTAAACAGTAACCCTCTTACAGATAGAGGATCTGAGAACCATTTAAGTAACCGTTCATTGTCAGTCAATGAAGCTTTTAATGCTCCTTGTCTTAATAAAAAGTCAGGACCATTAGATGTTAAATCATTAGGTATGGGAGTGACAATATAGGGTTGACCACTTGAGCCTCCACCTGGTCTGTCATTCCCATACTTTAACGATTTTAAATTAGTTGTTAAGTTAACTAAACCCATTCAATTATCTTGGGGGATTATCTATGTATTTAGGTGGTGTTTTACCTTGATAATTAGATAATAGAGTTGACTCAACTGACACTGTTGGGTCAATATCAGCTACTTTAGGTGGTGTTTTGCCATCAAACGCAGTTAATAATGATCCCTCTTTTTCAAGTCTTTGTACTATTCCGTCCATGTTATTATTAGTTTTAAGGGGTTTATTATAAATATTATAGGGGATTAAGTTAGTACAGAATCAATGTTCATTTGTCTAACTAAAGGATTTGCCATAATAGGTGTTAACACTTTACCTACTTTTTGGCCATTCATTTCCAATGTTATTTCTTTATTGTTATTAGCGGCAAAAACTCCGGCTAATTCTTTTATAGCAGCTATAACTGCTGAATTGTCTTGAGATGCTCGACCATAATATCCATCTTGAACTTGTGCTACAGGTTTATTGGTAGTCATATAAACATTATCTTCTTTAATACCTTGCATTATAGGTACTAATTCACCTTTTTGGAATGTAGATACTACAGGGCCACCGTTTGGGTTTAAACGACCATCTTCAATTTCTTCAACATTAACATTTTGAGCTTGTTCTACTATCCCTTCAGGGTAAGCAGATGGATTAGCAAGTATGTCTTGAATTAACTGTTTATTATCTAAACCCATAGGGGTTCGACTATTGTCTGGATCTCGTCCTGATTGATGGAATATTGCTCTAGCTGCAGCTACATCATCTGTATCCATACCTGGAATTGAAATTCCTGCTTTGTTTCCAAGCCATTTAGTAGCTCCAAAAGTTGCGGTGTCAAGGATATGCATTCCTGTACCACCTAATTGCTCAAAAAATCCACCAACACCTGTATCTCTAAGCCTTTCATCTGCTAAAGAATCATATAATCCTTTACCAGTCATAGCAAGGGCAGTTGCTGGTGCAGCAAGTTTACTTACAGTTCCCAATGTTGTTGAAACTGCTTTAGGTAAAACTTTAGAGGCTACATTAGCCATCATTCCACCAGCTCTATTACTTTTAATAACAGAAGCAGTCAAATTACGTAAACCACGCCCAACCATGGTATTTTTACCACCAACTAAGTTGCTTGCTCCTTTAAGTACATTAGACATCATTGAAGTTCCACCACCTGGGGTTCCAAGTCCACCTCCACCCATTCCTCCTCCACCAGCCATTTCTACAAAAAGAGGATTTCCAGGACTGCTACCTCGTTGCCCCATAATAAGGTTTTTAATACCCTGAGCTAATTTTAAAGCAGCTATTCCAGCTATAACAGTACCTGCTATTTTTAAGATAGCGCCAATTTCTTTAAATTTAGCTACTAATTTGTCAATATTATCTGGGTCAATTAATTTGCCTATTAATTTCCCTGCTTTTTCAACAAATGGAATAACTTTAGTTTTGATAGTATCAACAAACTTATCAATATTTTCTTTACTAAGTAAATTTTTAAATCCTTGACTACTAGCTATAGTATTCATAAAGATTTCTTTAATCTTACTAATTGTTCTAGAAAATACTTCAGCATTTTTATTTTGGTCTACCATAGATTGATAACCTTCTTTACTAGCCTCAGCAGCGGCTTGTTCAAAGGTAAGACCTTCTTTCATTTTTCTATTAATAGCAGATTCAATTTGTGCTACATCACCACCTACTTTCTTTTGAATCTTTTGTAATTCAAGAGATTTCATCATTTGTTCTCTTGAAATACCTAATGTTTTAGCTAATGCTTCTTGCGCGAAGAAGTTACCTTCAATGTTACCACCCTGTTCTTCTAATAATCTATTTAATTCTTTAGAAGCAGCAGCCGCGTCACCTGAAGCAGCCGCTTGTTGATAGGCATCGATATTGATTTCCTTACCAGTTAATACTTGATATTCTAACTGGTTCTGAATTGCGGATTCAAAGTTTAAGGTTTGTTCAGCAGCAGATGATATTTCATCTAAAGTCATACCCAATTTAGAAGCATAAAAAGCCGCATCAGCTAATTTTTTAGGATTAGCACCTAAATTCATTCTAACCGTTGCACTGGCTTTAGCAACCATCTCAACAGCTTGTTTTTCGTTTATTCGAAGTTTATTATTTACTTGAAGTACTTTAAGTTGACCTTGAAGACTAGTAACCATTTCATCAGCTGATTTATTATTCAACTGACCTAATTTATAAAGTTCACCTGCAGATTCAGCTGTATAACCAGCATAGGTCATCATGTCATTCATAGCTGATGCTGTTTTTCCATCAGAAAAAGCACTGTTTATAGTTCCAGTAGCGTTAGCCATAGCATCAAATGCTTGTCTGGCTTCTTCATTACTCATAAAGAAATCACTGCTAGCAGCATTTCTTAAATTATCACCAATTTTAGATGATTCAGTAGCTGATAAAGCAAATGTTTTAGCTATATCACCATTAAATTTAGCTGTTTGTTCAAATAATGAAATTAAACCTTTAATACCAGCTGTTAACCCAGCTACTAAACCTGTAACTATAACTACAGGATCCGTTAAATTTTTAAGTATACTAGCACCTACTTCTTTTAAACCAGCTATTAAAATTCTAAATTGACCTCCAAGACCAGCTGCTTTTTTACCACCCTCAGTAATTTCATCAGCTACTTCTTTCATTTTTTCTTTAGCCTCATCTAACCCCATAATTGAAGCTAATCCACCTAATCCTACTTTACCAAGTGCTTTTCCTATACCATCAACTGCTAAACCACTTAAACCAAGGGCTTTCCTCATGTTTTCTGCTTCTTTTTTAGCAGCTTTAAGGTTATTAACAGTAGTATTATAAGCTTCGTTTTGCTTATTTATAATTTCAGATGTTTTTTCTTGAAGAATTCTATTAACTTCAAGATCATCATTTATTTTATTTTGTTGATTAGTTAAACCTTGGTATTCAACTTTTAATTTCTTTAAATTTTCTTCTTCTTCTTTAGTTAAATTTTCAGTTTTAGCTTTAATTTCTAATTCTTCAATTTTTTGTTGTTTAGCTATTACAAGACTTTTTTGTATTTCTTCATTTCTTTTTAACTCTTGTTCTTCTAATTTAAGTGATTCATATCTATAAGATAAACGTTTTCTTTCTGATTCTAATTTATCTAGTAATTGTTTAGCTTCTTTTTCACTTAATTTATTTGCTCCACTTTGGTGATCCTCAAATTTCTGAGCTATACTATTTATAACATCAAATGATTTAGTGATTCTAAATAGATTTTTATCTGTTGAATGAGCATTCTCAACAATTTCTTTAAGATGTTGATTTAAATTTTCAATACTTTTAATTTTATCCTCTTTAGATATTTTACTTAAAGTATTTTTTAAAGCATTTAATGCCCCACTAGAATCAGTTATAGTTTCATGGATTTTTTCTTGAAGTTTACTGTTTGTTTCTAGTTTTTCATTTAACTCACTAGAAATTTTATTTTGTTTCTGGAGTAAAGATGGGATGTTTTCTAATTCTATTCTTTGTTCTTTAGTTAATCTATCATCTTGTTCTAAAAGTTTTAATTCTTCTTCTCGTTGTTTTGTAGTTACTATTAAAGCTTTATTATCGTTTAATTGAGTTTGTAAAGAATCTTGTTCTTTTTTAAGACTTGCTTCTTTATTAACCAAAGACTTATATTCATATTCTTGTTTTTGTACTAAACTTTTAATTTCTTTACCACTTAACTCAGTTATTCCATTTTGATGATCATAAGCTTTTTGAGCTAAACCATTTAAAACATTAAATGATTTATTAATTTTAACTATATTTTCATCTGTAGATAAAGTTTCTTTAACTGTACTTTTAAGCTTTTCATCTAAGTTTTCAATGTTTTTAAACTTGATTTTTTGGCCTATGTCTTGAAGAGTAAGTTCTAAATCTGTAAATAAAACATCATAGTCTTTTATTATAGCAGTATTTCGCTCTAATATAGTATTATTTTTTTCAATTTGTTTTCCTATAGACTGATACTCACGATCTATTTCTTTTACCCTTTCACGTTGTTGTTGAAGAATTGGGTTTTGTTTTAAATCTTTTCCCTCTCTTTTTAGTTTTATTTCTAAAGCTTTAATAGATTGATCTAAACTATCCTTTTCTTCTTTCTTTTTTACTTTACTAGATTCTAATTCTTTATTTTTACTTTCTAATAATTTATTAGCAGTTTCTAATTCAATTTTAGATCCTTCTAATAGTTCTTTTCTATTAATAATTTCCTTTTCAGATACATTTGAAGAACCTCTTTGGTATTTTTGTAATAAATCGGCAAGAGATACAAATCCTTTATATACTTTTGAAGATAATTTTAAACCTTCATTAGAATCATTTATTATTTCTAAAATTTCTCTAAAGCCAACAGCACCATGACTAATATCACCTGTAATGTAATTCCATTCTTTTTTTAGTCTATCTAATTCTTTACCAGCATTACCAGCAGACTGAAGTTGGGAAGCAAGATTAATAGCGCCTTCTTCAGTTAATTCATCAATTTTTTGTAAAAGATAAATTAATTTTTCTAATTGCTTTTCGTTTAACTGATTAGGATTACTGTTTGGAGTTGTAGCCATGTATTAAGATAATATGTTATAAATATTAATACTTTGGAGCTTTTTGTTCTAGTTTACCTTTAAAATGGTCTGGGATTTGGATTTTACCATCTTTAATAGCACTAGTTTGAGCATCTAGGTCACCATTTTTCTCTCCATTTTTCTCATCATAATACTTTTTCATTTTATGGAAAGTAAACTTACGAAGCCAGATAGGCATGTTATAGACTGTCTCCCAGTCATAACCGCCTTGGCCATGAAAAACTATCTCATGAATTTGTATAAAAAGATTAACTCGAACTTGTTTGGCTACCTCAGAGGTCAGGCCAAAAAAAGTTAAGTCCAATTGGAAGGTCGACTTTTGAGTCGCTCCCGTCGGGAAAAAAGGTCAGATCAACATCTGGCTGTACCTCCTTTACATACTCCCTAAATGCTCTGGAGTCACGAGCTAAGAAATGGTTATCAACAAATTCTCTAATTGCTTTAGATTCAGTGTTACCTTCAACTGAGGTAATCATATACTTTAAACGAGTTGATAATTCAGGTACATTATTTCTATTAATCTTTTTAAAACCTTCTAATTCAGCATTGATTTTTTTCTCATCATTACTGGTAAGTAGTTTAAAAGTAATTTTAGTACCTGTTGAAGGAAGAGTATATTCAAATTCATTTGTACCTTTAGTAAACAAAGATTCATCAATAGGTTTATTTTCAATAGTAGATAAATCAACTGTTTGTTCTTCACCACCATACATAAACTTATAATCTTTACCATAACCTAAAACACGAGCTGCTACTAATAATGCATTTTTATCACCTACAACCATATCTTCATATTTTACATTAGGTGTAACAATAAGAGATTTAATTAATTCATCTAATACTGTTCCTTTTTGAATGTATGATTGATTAGTAAGAATATCTTCTTCTTTTGCGGTCATATATTTCATTTCTACTTTACCGCTTGAAAGTGGGTTTGTTTCTGGGTAGACTAAACCTTTTGATGGGAGGTCAACCATTTCGGTTGGCATACTAAACTTGTTTTCCATAAATAATTTTGTTATAACATTTGTTTGTTATCTATAAATATATGAAAAAAAAAGAAGCTCGCAAAAATGCGAGCTCTTTTTATAATTATTGGGTTTAACTTTTAGTAGTTTAACACGGCGTAATCAATCGCTAATGTCATTGTGATGTTTATAGCGGTATTTTCAGTATCCCAGTTATATTCACCAAAGTTAGCATCTTTAACAAACGCGCCTTTAAGCACCCATTCTGCTACCACGTCACCTACAGGACCGAGAGCATTGATAGTTAAATCCTTCTTATAGAAGTCAGAGTATCCATCTCTACCTGTTACTGATTCGTGTGATAAGCGAACCCATTCCATAATTGTTTGAGCACCTGATGGAGAGATCGGGTCGTGAAGTGTCATAGTAACATCACCCCAAACTGTTTTACCTTTTACTTTACGTAAAACGTTAATGTGGTTTAATACTACTTCACCTTGAGTCAAGTTGATTGCACTTACTCCCTTAATCATCCAGGTTGGTATTCCGTCAGCGTACAGGATAAATCGGTTAGCCTGTTTTGGTTCAAACGCTGTAAAAAACATTTCATTTGCACTTATAATTGCCATTGTATTTTAGTTTTTATTTTGTTAATAAATATTTAAACAGTTAACCTTTTATTATGGGAAAACAGCACCTGTTGGAGTAAGTGTGAAGTTCAAGTAAATAAATTCAGCTGTTCTAGTTGGTTGTAAGTAAATTTGACCTACTAATTCGTTTCTGTCAATTACAGCAGCGTTATTAATAGCATCATCCATTACAACTTTGAATGCGTACACACCGTATCTTTGTTGAACTGATTCGAGGTATGGGTTTACTTGAGCTAAGAATGAGTTTCTTGTAGAAGCGTTGTTCTGTTCGAATACTAATCCGTTAGCAATTTGACCAATATATCTCTTAAGTGCAATCATCAAACGACGAACGTTGATACGATCAAGAGCAGAAGCTTTAGTTTGTAAGGTTTTGTTACCATATACTACAACACCTTGACCAGGGAATGTAGCTAATGGATTAACTTTACCAACATATAAGCTATCACGAACTCCTTGTGATAATTTAGAAGCAGCTCTAATTACAGTGCTTAATCCACCTCTGCTAATACCTGCTGGAGCAAACCATGGTTCAGCAACACTATCATTATAAGCATAAACACCTGGAATCATTACTGAAGCAGGTACATTTACATACTGTTTAGTAGCTGGGTCTAATGTTTGAACCCATGGGTAATAAGCAGCACCATATGATGAATCTACAGTATTTGCAGTAGCAATTACTTGGCTAGCTGAAGCTGCATAGTTGCCTAAATCCATCACATATACACTATCACCTCTGTTTTCAGTGTTTGTAAGAGCAACACTCATAGTAGGACCATGTTCAGCAAAATTTAAACCAGGGGTTACTAGTGTGTTAAATTGATAATCATTAGCACTAGCTAATAAACTAATTGAAGCTGTATAACAATCAGCGTTAACACCTTGAGTATTACCAGATGTAATAGCATCATAGAATTTAGCACCAGCTACTAATTGTCCTGCACCTCCATTAAATGAACCAGTTGAGTTAGCACCTGTAGTTATAGGAATAGAAGCTGTATAAGCTGTTACAGGAACACCACCTACTAAGTATTGAGGAGTTGGACTAACTACAGAAGCAACTCTTATATATCTTGATTTGTTAGGATAAGTACCTGTAATTTGTAAAGTAGCTTCACCATCTAAGGTTACTTGAGTGAATTGATAATCACCAATTCTTCTTGCTACATAGTTTTCAGAAAGTGGATCCATTGACAATCCAGTGTATGTTTCTAAGATGCCTGGGTTTCTGTTATCATCATCACCTCTACGAACATACAAGTTGAATGTGCCTGTATTAGTGTTAGGGGATACAATTTGGAAACGAACACTATGAATTGAAGCTGTAGCGAATGCATTATTAACATCTACACCACCTGTAGTATTCATATTAGCACCTTCAGAAATGGTTTTTAAAGTAAATGCTACTGTTGAACCACTACCAAGAACTGAAGCTGAAGCAGGTGCGTAAGTACCTGATACAACACGGGTTACTAATAATGTTTCGCCACCATTTTGGAAATAGTTGTAAGCTGTAATAGAGGTAAAATATGAGAATGAACCTGTTCCAGCTACAACTTCTGTTTCACCAAAACGGTTAACAAAGTCAGTGTAAGAAGTAACAGTTACAGGAACACCAACAGGTCCTTTAACTGTTGGGCCGATGATAGCAGCACCAATCGCAGGTGGTTGCTCGGCTATAAATGTGGCATCTATCTCTCTTGATAGAACACCGGGGGATAATAAAATTTCTGCCATGTTATTTAAGTTAATTAATTGTTTTTAATATGGGTTTGATGATAAATATCCTAAAAATTTTCAAAAAACTAGGTGCTTACAAACTCCCCTTTTTCTAAATTAATGGTTCCATCACCATATTTTGCTTGTAATTGTTTACCTAAAGATTCTTCTTTTTGTTTTAGTTGTTCATATTCAAGTTTTAGTTTTTGTTTCATAGACTCTAATTCTTGAAATTGAATTTCAATATTACCAAATTTGTCTGTTAAGGTAAAACGTTCTTGTTGTACTGTTTTTAATTGTGTAATCTCTTCTTGGGTTAAAACTTTTGTATTCATATTTTTAATTTATTATAAATATAAAAAAATATAGTAATT